TCAATTACTTTATCTATATCATTTTTAATTTGTGGTAAATCCATCATCATATACATCGTATTTCTCAATTTTATAATAAAACGTTCATTAATACCTCTATCACAGCTTAAACCACCAGCTCCATATGTTGTGGCACTTTCCATAATTACATCTGTTACATATAATTCTTTAAATTCAGGTATCTGTTGTTCAACATATAATAATGTAGAATATAAAAATAAAAGCCATGGAATTCTTGGTTGAGAACCACTTACTATATTATCTTTGTAATTATAATAATTTAATCTTTCTCTCATACATCTATTTTTATAATTCATTAATACATCTTTATTTTCACTTATATTATTAATAATATTATCTAAAAATCTAGATGCCCAATTAGTAAAAGCATTATTAGATGCTGTTGTAGGTGAATCTTTAACTGTAGCCCAATTATTTATATATGATGTTATAGTATTATAATAATTATTTTTTTTTATTATTTTGAAAGCAGCATGGACATCTGTAGGATAAATAGCTGGAATTTCATCATCACCTTCAACTACAATACCTCTTTCAGCATTAGTTAAAGTTTCATTTTGTTCACGACCAATTGCTCCATCAAAAATAGTATTTTCTCTATTTGATCCAGTAAAATCAGTATCAGTTATAAAAGCATTTGTAAAAACACATTCACTTAAATTACAATCTCTGAATATTGTTCCTGTTAAATCGCAACCACTAAATGTACAGCGACGTAAATCTTGTCCTTCAAAATTTCTTCCTTGTAAACCTAGTGTGCTTTGAAAAGTTATACTTTGTAATTTACAATTTTCAAAGACAGCATTTGTTAAATCAGAAGGTATTTGATCAAAATCTCCTCTCGCTCCAGCTGGTAATATTGGAATAAATTGACATCCTTGTAAATTACAATCCATAAATCTTACTCTACTTAAATTTGTTCCATTAAAAGAAGAACTTGTAAAATTATTAGCTACAAATAATATTCCAGATAATCCTTTTACATTAGTAAAAATAGATTTTGTCATATCATTATTATTAAATTTTCTAGTATTTTCAAACACACTATCACTAAAATTAGTATCTTTTAAATTATTATTTTCAAAATTACATAATTTAAAAACACATGATCTTAAATCAGATTTTTCCATTTTACAATTTTCAAATATTACTTCATTATAATCTGTAGAATGACCTATGAAATCTGTTAATACAGAATTATCAAATTCTACTTTATTAATTTTATTTCTTTGTCCTCTATTAAATGAAGTAAATTGTAATTCTTTAAAATTACTATTTTTAAAAGTTATATTAGATATATTAACAGCTATTCTTCTATAAATTTCAGGATCTAATTTAATATTTTTAAAAGTAACCATTTCACTATTATTTAAATATTTATTTTCAAACATTTGCATAGTAGTTGTTTTACAATTATCTAAATTAGAACCCTTAAAATTTGTAGGTTTACTAGGTTTACCATCATAACCAAAAACTGGTCTTATAAAAACACATCCTTTTAAATTTGCATCTTTAAAATCTGTTCCAAGCATTTGACCTGATTCAAAAACACTACCTTCTAAGTCTGCACCTGTAAAATCAGTTAAATTTATATTACTTGCTTTAAATTTACAGTTTTTACATATAGAATCTGTTAAATCTGATTTCTTCATTGTAGTTTGTTCAAAGATAGAACCACTTAAATTAGCTCCTACTAATTTTGTTCCATTTAACGTGGCTTTTGTCAAGTCTACTTTTTGAAGATCAATTCCATTCAAAACCCGTTTTGATAAAACCATTCCTTTCAAATTGATACCTTTTAAATCTAAAGTAGGTATAGCTTTCTTATATTTTGCAGCTCCGCTTTCAAGTAATTTATTAAATGTTGTAGCTTTTTTTGTTTGACGAGTGCTCCGTCCTCTTGTTGTCGCTTGTATTTTTTTAACAGATTTAGTGCGGGGACTATCACTATCAACGCCACCTCTAAGTTTTCTATTATTTTTTTTTATTTTTGTTTTTTTATGTTTCATTTTGATTATTTTAGTTCTAGTAATTTTTTTAACCATATATATATTTTACAGATAAAAACATATATATTTATTTTTTAGAACGTGTAGATTTTTTTGAAGATTTTTTATTTTTTCTTGTATATTTTTTGTCTAAATAATATGGTTTTTCAATATCAAATGCTCTTTTATATGGAAAATGTGAATCAGAATATCTAATAATAAAATGTTCATGAGTGTAAAGAGATTTTGTTGTTGATGGAGCAATTGTATATTCATTTGCTATCAAATATTCAATTGTATATATTTTTCCAGATAATCTCAAATAAAATAAAGGATCCTCTTTTGATTTTTTACTTTCAATTAAATTACCAGACCATGATAATTTAAAACTATGCTTATCTTTTACAATATCATTTATAACACAATTAGAAGATTCTTTAAACTGATTAATACTTTGTAAATAATGTAATATGTAATTTAAGACATTTTTAGTTTTTTGACTCATATTATTATAATGTAAAGCAATTATATTTTTATCATAACATTCTCTATCACATGTATCAACAAAAGCATCTAATTTACTTGAACCAGGAGGAGCATGACCTCCCATTTGTTCCAAATCTTTTTCTCCTATTATCATTTTACTACTATCTAATGAAAATCTATATTTATCTTTATTTTTTATTGAATTTATTAATGCATTAAAGTAATACCAAGCTGTTCCTACTGTCATACCAGACATTGCATACCAAAATCCTAATCTTCTATCATACTTTTTACAAGTAATTTTTTTTACGCCTTTCTTTAAAACACCTGGTATTATAGTTGGTGCTGAACCTAAGAAGAAAGGCATTGTTTCTATTTCTATTTTATTTCCTTTTTTATAGAAATTAAAGTTAATGTTTATATGATGTCCAGTAAAACCAAAACCTATTTTTGACATATCTTTATTTAAAAAAATTACACTCCAATAAGCTCCTTGACTTCTAGCATATGCATGTTTTGTTATAGCATCCTTATGTTTTACATCTAATACTTTTTCATCCATAGTTCCTGTTTTAGGATTATAAGAAGCAATTACTTTAGCAATTTCATCTTTATCTTTTACCCAATATTTCATATCAGCAAACTCACCTAATACATTTTGCTGTAACATAGTAACTAATACTTTATAAAAAATATCATCTGATACCAATACTTGTATTATATACATTACAATTAATCTTTGAATGAATGACATTTCATTGAAACTTATCCCGGAGTCTGGTTTAACTTGTGCTAAAGCAACACGAAAACGATTACGAGATTTAACTTCAAAATTTCTTTTTTCATTATAAATAGAAGCACCTGTATCAAAATTAAAAAGTAAACGTTCCTTATCTTTTTTAGAAGTAATATTTAACATCATTTTTAGTAATTCTTTAAATAATTCATATCTATATATATTTGCTTTATTTGGTTCAGATAATATTTTCTCTTGTCCTTCTAAGACTATTTTCTGTAATTTATCAAAATCACTCATTTTATTATTTATATATTATATAATGAAATTAAATTGGATAATTTGGAGTTTTTTAGCAATGATTGGTGTAAGTGTTTTCAATATTTTACAAATATTACCCAACAAAAATATTGAAAAGAATATTAATCTTCAATTATTCTACATGAGAGCAATTTTAGTTGCTGCTGGAATATTAGCAGCTATCTCATTTTTTATACCAGGTTTACAATTAAATAATAAATTATTCAAAGATGCTGAAAAATATTTCGATCCTAAATTATTATTAGGCAGTGCTATATCTCTTGTCATTTTTAATATTTTATTATTATTTGCTTTCAGTAAAGGTGGTTCTCTTGCTGGTGTAATAATTAATCTTAATTTATTATTACTTGTATTATTTGGAAGTTTTGTAATGGGTGAAAAAACAAACATGAATATATGGTTAGCTGTATTAGTCTATTTAGCATCTGGAATTTTCATTGTTTATGAAAAAAATAGAATTTCAAAATAGATTTTTTAAAAAATTGATTTTTTAATTATTTTAATTAAATTATTAAAATAATTTTAATATGGAATTAAATGTTGAAATTTACGAAGATGTTCTTGAATATTTACCTGATAACTCAAAACAAGTTATAAAAAATAATCCCTATGATATTACAAAAAATATTGTAAAAGAAATTCATACATATTGTAAAAATAAAAAAACTACTACTTTTGTTGTTTCATTATCAGGAGGTGTAGATTCTATGGTTATCGCATCTATCATACATTTTCTTGGATATAAAACAATTTGTATCCATATTAATTATAATAATCGCGAAGAAAGCCAGAAAGAATCTGAATTTGTTATAAAATGGTTAGAATTAAATAATATTCAATATATATTTCAAGATATTCAACACTTGAAAAGAGGTTCTATTAACAGAAATTACTATGAAGAGCAAACAAAAAAAATTAGATTTGATTTATATAAAAAAATATTTGCTGATTATCCAGAATCAAAAAATACAGTAATGCTTGGTCATCATAAAGATGATGTAATTGAAAATGTTTTTAATAATGTATGTAGAGGACGTAATATATTAGATTTACCGGTAATGGCTATGGAAAATGAAATTAATGGTGTTATTATAGCACGACCTATGATTAATTTATTTAAACAAGAAGTATTTAATTTTGCTCATGAATATAATATACCTTATTTTAAAAATACTACACCTGATTGGTCTATGAGAGGAATTTTTAGATATCAAATATATCCATTACTATTTAAAACATATGTAAATTTGCCAAATAATTTATTAAAAATTGGAGAGCAATCAAATGAATGGAATAGTATAATACAAGAAAAAGTGATAAAGCCATTTCTTGAAAAAGTAGAATATTTTAATCATTCTTTCATAATTAATATTACAGAATATGAAAATATGCCATTCTCATTTTGGAATGTAGTATTAGCAAAGCTATATCATAGTTATACTCGCAGTTGTCCTTCAAGTAAAAGTATTCATGGTTTTATTCAATATATTAAAATTAATATTGATAATACTAGATTAATAAAAAAATTTAAATTATCAAATGATTCAACATGTTTACTTTATAATAAAATAATTACTGTAGACCTCAATTAAAAATAATTTAACTAGATAAAATATGCTTTTAAATGAATTAAATTATAGCATAATAGAAACAATATTTAATAATTTGTATAAGCAAATTATTCATAAAAAATATAAAATTTGCGTCATTTATCAATATTATTAAAGTTATATTTTTAAATCATATTTAATACTTTAAGATACATCATAATTTATTTCTAATTTAATTCTATAGTAATTATTTTATTTCTTAATAAACATGTTGA